GAGGTCCTGTTTAGCAAGACAAAGAGTCGCGTTGCCTATAATCAGTTTGGCATGGGCAGCATCGTGCCTAAATGACAAAAACCATTGCTTTGTATTACTATTTTAGACTTTTAGAAAATCTGATGCGGTTAGATAAATAAAATTTTTTATTTATCTACACCCCTGATTTTCTTGGGAAAATCTGGAGCGGGCGATGGGATTCGAACCCACGACCCCAACCTTGGCAAGGGATGCTCTATACAGTGAAATCAACCACTTAATAGAGCACCAGTATGCAAATGCCGCACGAAACACCCAGGAGTCGCTACGGTGTTGCGTGCTATCAGCGTTCTACCAAAGTCGAGTCGCCATGACAACGAGGTATCGTCATGAGCGGCTCTATAAACAGCACGTTCAAGGCGTGCATGAGAGACGTGGCGCTTGCCCTTCTGGGCGAGCCAAATTCATCGGCATCAAGCAAAACAGAACTACGATTCGGAACACGGGGCAGCCTGTCAGTCGATCTGACCAAGGGCACCTGGTATGACAACGAGGCTGGGGAGGGCGGCGGAGCCATTGCGCTGGTTATGCGTCACCTCAGCTTGGCCAAGCCGGATGCCGTCAAATGGTTGCAAGATCACGGGCATATAGACCGAACGGAACAGAAACCAGCCAGCAAGTCACGAATCGTCCAAACTTATGACTACCATACGGAAGATGGTGAATTCCTGTTCCAGATATGCCGGATGGACCCGAAAGACTTTCGCCAGCGCAGACTGCTGCCTGATGGTGGCTGGTCCTGGTCAACCAAGGGCTTGCCCCGCATCCCGTATCGTTTGCCGGGGCTGATTGAAGCCATACAGCAGAAGCAGACCATCTATGTGGTGGAAGGCGAGAAATCAGCGGACAAACTGCACAGCCTCGGCCTGACCGCGACATGCAGCCCAGGCGGCGCGGGTAAGTGGAAGCCAGATTGTACCAAATACATGCGCGGTGCAGATGTGGTCATTCTGCCAGACAATGATTCGCCTGGTCAAAACCACGCCAAACTAGTGGCCAAAGCGCTCCACAGCATTGCAGCCCGCACCCGAGTCGTGAACCTTCCTGATCTGCCAGCAAAAGGCGATGTGTTCGACTGGGTGGCCGCAGGGAATAGTGTGGCCGATCTAGAAGCTGTGGTTAAGGCAGCGCCGGACTATGATGCCGGAGCCGTGGAACCGAAACACATCCTCAGACCGGCATGGCTTGATGACTGTCAGGTCGATGACCGTGGACAGCCCATCCCCAACGTGGCGAACGTGCTGCTGGCATTGCGAGCGGATGAGCAATTTTCCAGCAGCTTCGCACTGGATGAAATGCAGTGCATGCCGTTCCTCATGAAGCAACTCGGTCCGCAGGCGGAGCCGTTCAAGGCGCGACCGCTAACGGATGAAGATGTGACGGTGGTGCAAGAGGCGTTGCAACTTGCTGGCCTGCGCCGGATTTCCAAGGACGTGACCTTTCAGGCCATTAGCCGGGTTGCTTATGAGCGCCGCTTTCATCCAGTCCGCACCTACCTTAGCAGTCTGAAATGGGACAGCCTGCCTCGTCTGGATACGTGGCTGACTGACTATATCGGTGCTGATCTCACAGATTACACCCAAGGAATCGGGCGGATGTTCCTGATCGGCCTGATTGCCCGCATCATGAAACCCGGCTGCAAGATGGACTACATGCTTGTGCTGGAAGGCCAGCAGGGAGCCAGAAAATCCACTGCCTGCGCTATCCTTGGCGGTGACTGGTATTCGGACAGTCTCCCAGACCTGAAAACCGGCAAGGATGTGCCGGTGCATCTACGCGGCAAATGGGTGATCGAAATTGCGGAACTATCCGCATTGGGCAAAGCCGAAAACGAACTGCTCAAGTCCTTTCTTACCCGCACAACAGAACGCTACAGGCCGCCCTATGGCCGCATGGAAGTGGTCGAACCACGCCAGTGCATCCTGATCGGAACAACCAATAAATCCGTGTATCTCAGCGACGAGACTGGCGGACGCCGGTACTGGCCGGTGAAGGTCGGCAAGATAGACACGGAATTATTGGCGCAGGATCGTGACCAGCTTCTGGCTGAGGCCGTGGATGCGTTCCGCAAAGGTGAACAATGGTGGCCGAACAGTGATTTTGAACGTCACGTCATCAAGCCAGAGCAGGAAGAGCGGTTCGAGGTCGATGAATGGGAAGGGCTGATTGCCAAGTATCTAGACCTTCGCCCGAAAGTCACAATCCAAGCCGTGGCTTATGACGCTTTGGCCTTTGAAAACAAAAAGATAGGCACATCCGAACAACGTCGTATTGCGAAGATCATGGAGCGGCTTGGCTGGAAGCGCGGCGCGCGTGGGAATAATGGCGAACGCTATTGGGAGCGGTCATGATGCCGAAACTTACTGACGCACTGACGCACACTGACGCATTTCTCCTATATAACCCCCATACGCGCACGCACCCGCACACACACGGAAAACCATTATATAAGAAAGTGCGTCAGGATGCGTCAGTGCGTCAGTCATCTATACTTGATGACCTTGCCAATGCGGTGCAGCGACTAACCATAGACCGGTGTGATCCAGAGAAGTTTCATCAGGACAAGTCTGAGATCGTCGCGGCTTTACGGCGTATGGCAAGGGGTGCCAAGCAAAATGGTTAAAACACGAGCAAAGCCTCTTGAGGGTGGACCAATACTTCGCGCTATCAGTCTAGGTGCTGGAATTCAGTCCACTACGTTAGCTCTTATGGCTGCGCATGGATTGATTGATCCAATGCCTGACTGCGCCATATTTGCAGATACTCACGCCGAACCAACTGAAGTCTATCAGCACATAGAATGGCTATCCTCATCTAATGTGTTGCCATTTCCTGTGCATGTCGTTGACGGGGGTAATCTGCGCGAAGACTTGATCCAAGGCCTCGATAGTCCGAAAAGCCGTCGGTTTGCATCCATCCCATACTTCATTCGGAACGCTGACGGCTCAACCGGAATTGGCGTGCGTGGATGTACATTGCGATACAAAATAGAACCTCTGATGCAGGCACACCGCAAACTTCTTGGCTTTGCAAAGGGGAAAAACATTCGGCCTGATTCTGTCGAAGTCTGGATAGGCATTTCCCGTGATGAAATGTACCGGATAAAGGAAGCCAAAGCGCGCTGGCAAACAAACCGTTTTCCGCTGATTGAAAAAAGGATGACACGGCAGGATTGCATTACGTGGCTTAGGGAGAATGATTACCCAATTCCAACACGTTCAGCATGCGCATTTTGTCCTTATCATTCAGATGCAGAATGGAAGCGGATTCGACGCGATGACCCAGCAGCATGGCAAAACGCCGTGGATCTGGACCGAGCAATTCGCGAGCGGGGCAATCTAGGTTTGCACGGCACGCCATATCTGCACCGAAGCCTGAAGCCTCTTTCTGAAGCAGAACTGGATGGCGGAATGAATGACTTATTCGATAACGACTGTGATGGTTTGTGCGGAGTTTAATATGGCTTATTTTTACGGGACTACATTTTGGAAAAGACTACGCGCTGCATGTATTAAGCGTGATCCTATCTGCACTGTGGCTGGATGCACCCGGCGCTCGGTTGTGGCCGATCACGTCACACCCAGAAGCAAAGGGGGCGCAGACAATCTATCCAATCTGCGCGGCCTCTGCATCCAGCACCACAATATGCGCTGTCATGGCAACGAACCATGGCTCAAGGGCTGTGACGCTTCTGGCAAACCCAATGACCCAACCCACTGGTGGAATTCAAAATGACCAATACAAACCTGATCAGCACCCTTCGCACCGAACTGGCATTGTCAGACGACAGCAGGGATGATCGCCTGAATGACATTCTCACCCAAGCATGGGGCATTGCATCCGACTATTGCCAGCAGGACCTGACCACTCTGTTACCCATCCCGCAGACTGTCGTTCGCACTGTGCTGGACATTGCCGCCGCCATCTATCATCAGGCTGGCCGTGACCGCTCCATCACGGAAGAGGCATGCGAGGGCATAGGTTCAAGCAGCTTTGGCCTGACCAGTTGGGCCGATCAACTGACCGGGCTTGACCCTTGGCGCGTCTATTATGTGGCCTGAAAATCTCTCAGGGCTGTGGGGCCACGACCGCTTGGGGCACACACTTTTAGTTAGTTTTGAATTGAGGTTTTGAAAAATGGGCCTTCGTGGACCCGGTGCAAAGCCAGTGTCATCGCCAAAGACCCCGGCACCATTGCCGCTCTTTGGTGAAGCACCCGGAATAGAGCCAGCAGGGTTTGCCGCCGATCGCCCTCTAACTGGCGAGACACGGGCGAAACGCCTGATCTGCTGGATAGAACGGCTTAATGTCACTAGTGGGGCGTTGGCTGGGCAACCCATGCGGCTGGATGGGTGGCAGAAAGATATCATCTGCGCCTTGTATGAAACTGATGAAGATGGTCTGCGCTTCGTCCGCACCGGGGTGATTAGCATGGGCCGTAAGAACGGCAAGACGGGTTTGGCCTCAGCGTTGGCGCTTGCCCATCTGTGCGGGCCAGAAGCCGTAAGGCGTGGGCAGGTGCTCAGCGCCGCCGCTGACCGAGGACAAGCCGCTATCGTGTTTGATGAGATGGTGGCCTTCGCCATAGAACAACCTCACCTTGCTGCGCGTCTGGTTGTTCGTGCCTTCAACCGGACCATAGAAGATTCTGTAACGGGTTCAGTTTACAAGGCGTTGTCTGCTGATGCCAGAAAGGCGCATGGCCTTTCACCCACCTTCGCCGTTGCGGATGAGGTTGCCCAATGGAAGGGTAGGGATTTGTTTGATGCACTAAAAACGGGCGGCGGTGCGCATCGGGAAAGCTTATTGCTGGGCATTAGCACCAGGTCACCTGATGCAGACAACCCGTTAGAAGAGCTGCTGCGCTATGGTTTCAGTGTGTCGGACGGTACGTTCCCCGACAGGACCTTCAAGTCCTTTGTATGGTCCGCACCAATGGACGCCGACCCATGGTCGGAAGAAACATGGCATATGGCAAACCCGGCTTTGGGAACATTCCGCAGCCTTGAAGATATCCGCTCCCAGGCAATGCAAGCCCAGCGTGTGCCCAGTCAGGAAGCGGCGTTCCGCGCTTACACGCTCAATCAACCTGTGGCAGGGGACGTGCGCTTCCTGCGTCCTGATGACTGGGATGCCTGTGCTGGCGATGCTGAGGCATCAGGCCCGTGTTACTGTGGCCTTGATCTGGCATCAGGCGCGGGTGATCTGACGGCCTTCTCTTTCTACTGGCCAGAGACGGGAAAGCTGAAGGTCACGGCGTTCCTGCCCAATGAACTTGTCCAGGTCAAGCAAGCGGAAGATCATGCGCCGTATGCCGAGTGGGTTTCGGCTGGGTTAATCGAACTAATACCAGGACGAGCGATTGACCGGGCATGGCTGGCCGTGTGGATTGCCCAGGCAATCGAAGGACTGGACGTTGTGTCCATCGCGTCTGACCGCTGGTGCCTGACGGATTTTCTGGCCGTATGTGACCGTGAGGGCATCGCGCTGCCCATGAAGCCGATCGGCATGGGTTTCAAGGATGCATCGCCTGCCATTACGGCCTTTGAGGGGGTCGTCCTACAGGCGACCATCAGGCACGGCGGCAACCCACTGTTGCGCTGGGCTGTCGCCAATGCCGCCCTGGACACGGACCCGGCGGGCAACCGCAAACTGTCCAAACAACGCGCCCGTGGCCGCATAGACCCACTGGTCGCCGCCGTGATTGCAGTCGGCACCGCTGCTCAGGCACCCACACCTAAGGAACTGATGGTCACAGTTCTGGATTTTTAAGGAATGTCTGTTGACACCAGACTCCGGCTTTGGCAGGTTTAACAACGGAGCCTGAGAACTCCTGATGCATAGCGGGCACTGCACGAAAGCAGCAATCCGCACAAAGAATTCGCTCCGGGGGCGATGAGGGTATGTCCAGAGGGCAACCTTAAAGCCTCACCGGCCTGTCTATGCCAGGTTTCTCACCCCCGGAGTCTGTGCAGCCTGAGAACTGTGCTTGCCCGGCAATCTTGCATAGGAGCCGCACACATGCGCTCGATGAATCGTCGTAATGCTTTCAAATCTCTTCTTGCCGCACCTGCGCTGACAGGCATCGCCGCAGCCGGGTTTATTCAACCGGAAACCCTGACCGCCGCGCCTGCCGTGAAGCCGGAAGGGCATAGCTTAATTATCAAAGCCCGGAATGAGTATTTTTCTGCCCGTGCCGAATTAGACCGCCGGTCCCTTCTTCCGTCCGCGAGACCTGGGCATCCAGACTTTAAAGATAACGATGCTCATATGGATGTAGTTTTCCGAAAAATGAAGAAAACACTGGCGTTTCTTGCTTCTGTACCAGCTCAGAATATGGTCGAACTGAGAGCAAAGGCTGATGTTGCGGAAATCGAAACTCCTGACTATGTCGATGTTTTCGATGTCGAAAAAGATGCCGATGAAATGAAAATTTCTCTCTCTGTGATTGCTGATGTGGTTCGTCTCTGCCCGACGTTGGCTTAATTCGATCTCTCGCAAAAATTGTCCCACTTTTGTTCTTGCAAAGCGCATAAGGTTAGTGTTTACCTTCTACATAAGGTTAATGCTTACCTTTTGGAGTGGTTATGACTTTTTTAGAAAGAATTCACGAACCTCGGTTCACGACGAAACAGGCCAGTGACGCTACCGGTGTAAACTGGGAAACAATGCGTGGGTGGATAAAGCGAAAAATTATCCTCGCTACCGAAAAAGATGATGCACGCGAGGTAAAGTCACAAGGTTCTCCATATTTCCTTAGTTTTACAAGAATTATGCAAATTTCCATTACGGCGCACCTTGATGCTTTAGGTATACCGCCATCTGTCGGTGGACCCATTGCTCTGGCCTTTACAGATATTGGGAAGGGCGCTTCTGGTTGGATTGGCGATCCCAATGGGTTTGACAACACTAAAGTGCGTCCACCAGGGCACCTGTATCCCCAAGGATACACATTCCTAGCTGCTTATGCAGGCGAACAATTTGGCTATGTTTTTAACAGTTCTGGCATGAACGATGAGGCTTTTTTCAAGAAGCTGTTTTTCCCCGCAGGCGTTCAGACCAACCGCGTAAATGTTGCCGCCATTCTTTGGCTTGACCCGATCTTTCGCGATTTAAAAATACGCCTTGGTGCAGGAGACGAAGCATGACGTTACGAGAAATACAGGCCCGCAAAACGGAAATCGCAACCGAAATGCGCGCCTTGAACACAGCACACCCGGATGGTGCGCTTCCGGCTGAGGCAGAAACACGGTGGACTGAACTGTCCACCGAACTGAACACGCTGGAAAGCCGCATGGCACGTCAGGCACAGATTGACGATCTGGACCGCACAGCACCCGCTGACCGCGTGGGCGGCGGCGCATCCGCACAGCCGGAAATCCGCGTTGCCGGTTTTGATGCACCGGCACAGACACCGGAGAGTTTTGACGGCCTGATGCTGCGCACTCAGGAAGGGCAGACGGTTCCGGTTCTGGAAGCCCGTCACACTCTGGCTTCTTTCCTGCCTGCCAGTGAAAACCGCGCTCAGGAACTGGGGCTTGGCGGCTTTCTGCGTGCGTTGTATCGCGGCCCGCAGACGGAACTTGAACGCCGCGTCATGTCCGAAAGCAGCATCGGTTCGGGTGGTGCGTTGGTGCCGGTTCCTGTTGCCGCAGGCATCCTTGATGAACTGCGTGCCAACACGGTTTCCTTCCGCGCTGGATGCCGCACAGTGCCCATGTCCAGCCAGTCCCTGACTTTTGGCCGTCTGACCAAAACGCCTGTCGGTGCATGGCGTGCCGAAAATGCCGCCATTGTCGAAGACGAAAGCACGTTTGACCAGGTAAAGATGACCGCCAAGTCATGGGCGCTTCGTTGCAAGATAAGCCGGGAACTGCTGGAAGACGGGCAGAACGTGGATAGCATCATCCGCGCCGCTTTTGCCGCTTCTGGCGCACTGGCACTGGATCAAGCCATTCTGTTCGGTGATGGCTCCGCGAACAGTCCGCTTGGCATCGTCAACACACCAGGCATCCAGGCAACCGCACTGGCTGGCAAGCTGACCAACTGGGACCCGGTTCTGGACGGTGTGCTTGATCTGGAAAACGTGAATGCAGGAAAGGTGTCGGCCATGATCATGGCGCCACGCACCAACCGCGCAATCCGTGGGTTCAAGGATTCCAACGGCAACCCGCTTTCCGCCCCGGCTGACGTCTCCTCCATTCCGCGCCTGACCACCACGTCAGTTCCTGTTGACCAGGGCACGGACAAGAACGCCAGCACCATCGTCATGGGCGACTTCTCCAACGTCTATGTTGGCATGAGAACGTCCTTGCAGATTTCCGTGCTGAACGAACTGTATGCCGAAAACGGACAGATCGGCTTCGTGGCGTGGATGCGGGCTGACGTGCTTGTCGTGCGGCCTCAGACCCTGCTGACCCTGACAGGTATCACGGCATGACCGGCGCGACTGGCAGCGTGGAAAGGCGTTCGTGTGGCGTGGAACTCCGCGCCGCCGGTCGCAAACTGGAAGGCTACGCCGCCGTGTTTGGGGCATCGGCCCGCATCGGCAGCTTTTCCGAAACCATCCGTTCGGGGGCTTTTGCCCGCACGCTCACGGCAAACCCCGACATTCTCGGTTTGGTCGATCATGACCCAACCAGACTGTTGGCTCGCACGGCATCCGGCACACTCAAGCTGGTGGAAGATACACGCGGGCTTCATTTTGAACTGGCGATACCAGACACACAGCTTGGCCGTGACGTTCTGGCTCTGGCCGAACGGAATGATCTGGGCGGTATGTCCTTTGGGTTTCGCGTCAAGGATGAGGCATGGCCAGCATCAGACCAGCGTGAACTGCGTGCGGTCGATCTGGTGGAAATCAGCGTGGTGCAGGCGTTTCCGGCCTATGCGGATACAACAATTTCCGCACGGAGCCGTAGCACCATCCTGACACCGGCGCAGCGTCGCCGCTTCTTGGAGACGATCAGATGAGTTTCCTTGACCGTTTCCTTGGCCGCCCTGAAAAACGGGCGGCTGGATCCGCAGAACCTGTCCTTCCAGACCTGTGGTTTCCGCGTGGTCCCGGTAATCCGGAAAATCTGGCAACCGTGCTGGCGTGTGTAAATGCCATTTCCAGCGCCGTTGCATCGCTTGATGCCCTGACCTACAGCACGTCAAACAATACCAGAACGGAAGCGCCGAACCATCCTGTTGCGCGTCTGATCAGGCAGCCTAACCGCACCCAGACATGGCCCGATCTGGTGGAGTGGATGCTTGCCAGCGTCCTGCTGACCGGCAACGCCGTGATGGTGGTCGAGTATGACGGCGCAGGCCGTCCAAATGCCCTGACACCTATCCCATGGCAGTGTGTCCAGGTGGACCGTCTGGCATCGGGTCGCCTACGTTACACCGTTATGGCATGGCAGGGCGTCACCCGCACACTGCTTGATGATGAAGTGTTCCATCTGCGCGACCGTTCCGACGATGGCCTTGTGGGTCGCAGTCGGCTGAGTCGTGCGCGGGATGTGTTCATGGGGGCCGCGGCTCTTCAGGATTACTCCCTGAACATGTGGCAAAATCAGGTGGTGCCGTCTGGTATCGTCTCAAGTGAAACGGGCGCACTGACGAGCGATCAGGCCAAGGACCTGAAGCAGCAGCTACAGGAACGGGCGGGTGGCACCACCAATGCCCGCCGCGTGATTGTCCTGCCTAACGGCCTGAAATGGCAGGCGGTGGGCATCAGCCCGGAAGATGCCGAGGCACTGGAAAGCCGCAAGTTCAGCGTGCAGGAACTGTGCCGCATCTACGGTGTGCCACCGCCGATTGTGCAAGATTACAGCAATAACACCTTCACCAACGCGGCGCAGGCCAGCCTCTGGTTTGCTCAGAACACGTTGGTGCCGTGGGTGCGCAAGATCGAGGCCGAATTCAAGCGGTCCGTGTTCGGTGCGTCCAATCCGTATGAACTGGTCATTGATATGAGCAGCCTCATGCGTGGCGACTACGCAACCCGGTGGCAATCCTACGGTGTCGCCATACAGAACAAAATCCTGACCGTGAACGAAATCCGCGAACAGGAAGGATACAATCCCATGCAGGAGGGTGCAGCGTGACCAGTGTGGTGCCGCAATTACTCACGGACCGAGAACTGGCCCGCGAGTTGAGAGTGTCTGTTGATACCATCAGACGCCTACGACGAAGACGCCAGATAGGCTTTGTCATAGTCGGAGGCAGACCCCGATTTACCGCCGAACATATAGCAGAATATTTGAGCGCACAGGAACGCAAACCATGCAGGCAGAACGATACGAAATCGGAGGATACTGGCTTAGCAAACGTGACAACAGCCCAGTATGGTGCCGCACCTGGTTCGATAAGGACGCTAGACAGACGCGCCGCGCATCACTTGGCACTGAAAGCCTTGAAGAGGCCAAGATCAGGCTTGCGGAATGGGTCACACTGAACGTCACATTACGCCAGGAAGAACCCCGTGATGTTCCTCTCGCAACAGTGTGCATGCGCTATTTCGAGAAGCATGGACGCGATATTGTTGGTTCAGGAACGCAGCGTAGAAATCTGGAACTTCTGCTCGAACGCATTCCTGAGTTCAGCGTTGCCGAATTCACGTTGGAAAAGCAGCAACAGTTTGTGCGTGTGATGAAGGCTGATGGCTACCAGAGCGGAACGACAAAGCGCGTTCTGGGCGCAGCCAAGGCTGCTGTGAACTGGGCTTGGAAGAACGGGCTTATAAAAGCCCCCATCCCTTTCCTGAGCGTGCAGGACGGACAGCCACGCGAAAGAGTCATGACGATCGGGGAAATGGCCAGCCTATGGGATGCAGCCGAAAGTGATCATCTCCGAGCCTTCCTTGCTTTACTGATCGGAACCGCATCACGGCCTGAGGCCCTGCTGGAACTGACCCGGCCGCAGTGTGACATCAACCGCAAGCTGATTGACCTCAATCCGCCTGGTCGCCAGCAGACCAAAAAGCGGCGGCCTGTTGTGGCCATGCCTGAATTTCTCAGACCGTTGATACTGTCCGTTCCAGCCGGTCATATCGTCACTTACAGAGGCGAGCCGCTACAGAAGATCAACGCATGCTGGCGTAACGCCCGGAAAGCTGCACGGCTGAGTGACGACATCGTGCCAACAACCATTCGGCATACCATCGCTACCGAACTGCGTAGCCGTGGTGTAGCAGAACTGGAAATCGCAGGCCTTTTGGGCCATGTGATGCCCAACATCCGAACAACAGGGAGATATGCGAAATATGCACCGGATTATCTAAGTCAGGCCCGTCAGGCCATTGACGATATCGCATGCGAAATCGACCGGGTTGCAGCCCGTTCGATCCGCGAGAACTTAATTGTGCGTGCTATTTGCGTTCCAGTCCAAGATGAGCGGTTGGTGAAAAACCGCTAA